ATTCAGTATGCTTATCGTTTAGCCCGCTGTGGTAAGACCAGTGTCAGGTACTGGACATTCCTAGGGGAAAACGTCAGCGACAGCTTCATTGAAGCACTAGGAGACTTTTCTTTCGCGGTTCCCGTGTTAAAACTGAACCCATAATTGCGTCCACTAAGTTCGTTTGACCAGCGAACATGTACCCCGCTTCGTAGGAATTATACCTTTCGCCTACGAAGCGGGGTTTTTTTGTCCATATACATTGTGTGGAGAGTGCAATAGTCAACAGTAATACACGAAGGGAGGTGATCTAATCTAATGGCTAAGAAGAAATCAAGCTCACTCAAAGAGAAACTCAACGGCGGGTATCAGAAAATGAAAAAAGGTTCTGATAAGAAGCGTTCAGAAAAGAAGAAGTCAGAATGTTCCTGTGACAAATGCGAAGCATGAGATGCAAGAATCCACTAGAACGATGGGCCAGTTCCAGACTTATGTCTGGGATAACTTATCTACCAAACGTACCGGGGTTGGTAGGGAAGTGGTCGATGATCTGGTGGCCTTGGCTGTACAGGAATGGCCTAGCGAACTTCTAAGTCAGTGCGACTTCAACTCTGTTGAGGAAACTAAACTTCTTGCCGACTTGAAAACCAATGTCAAGCGGCAGGCGCAGTTGTTATATGGCGAAAAAAGATTCAAGAGCCTCTGGCTTATTGCACTACAACTGCTCCTGCCCTTGATACTGGAAGTCGTTCTTAAATGGTGGCGGGAAAGAAAAACTAATCGTGGTAAGCTAGCTACGTGGCGCAGGCACTGGGAGATAGAACGTGAGTAGGATGATACCTTATCTTGTTAAATCTCTAAAAAACAGAGAAGCAGGAAACATCAATCTCAATACTAGGGAGAAAATACCAAACCCAAGCGGCGGGTACTCCACGGTAAACAGTGCTAGTTACAACATTGACGGCAAAGAAGTGCTACTGCCTCGTTCGTTCAACAACAAAGCTGACAACACGGACGAAGATACTGTAAACCAGTACCGCAAAACAGGAGAGCACCTAGGCAAGTTCCATACACCCCATCAGGCGAGTCGTTACGCCAGCAGGCTCCACGATAAACAAGCCGAACAGTACGGAGAATAACTAATGCCAATAGGTATGGAACAACAGATCATGAACTATGGGAAGCGTATGTACGATGCGCTCGATCCCTCCATATCAGGCGAAGATAAAGAAAAGTATTACGCCGAAGAGCAGGCAGCCGGTAAACCATCCGAACCAATGGCGGCCTATCGTGCCAGTATCGACGCAGAACTAGAGCAACCTATCAAGTATCGAGCCAATCCTGCCGACCCTAAGAGCGAGGTGTACACGAGCAAGGCCAAGTCGTACCTGATGTTGCAGGCTAACTTCGACCCCGAGGTAATAAAGGCGACATATTCGTCAATATACGGGAATAAGTTCGACGGTTCGCCCGAGATAGCAGCGAGAGGCAGGGAAATACACCAATCGCTAGTAGATAACTACCGTGCCGCTAGTCCGGGCGGGGCATTAGCGGATAACTCTGGTATTAGCCCGGAAGAGATGCAGCAATACCGGGATACCTACGGATCAGGTAGTGCAGGCTACTATTATCCCGAAAGACTGCAAGGTAACTTTGATTCGATGCGAAGAGCCGAGCTGTTCTCTGCATTATTGCCAGACGCTGCGGGTAATAGCACGGCAAATGCTCTAGCGGCGGCAGCCGGTGGGGCATTGGGTGGATTTAAGGGAGGCATGGAGCGATTCACCGGAAGAAACCCTAGTGCCAACGAAACCTTGGAACTAGCTCGCATGAGATACGGCGGCATGGACGGCAGGGCCAAGGAAGCAAACTACTGGTATAACCGATCAAAGCCACAAGAAGGTGCAGTAAGGACGTTTCGTGATCCAAACACAGGAGATTCTTACTACCAAACCTATAGCTCTACAACAACTCCGGGTATATGGGGTGCATTAGGCGAAGATAACTCCCAAACCTACCCGTATATAGCCAGCGGAACCCTAGGTTTTAGCCAGCATCCCGGCATGGAGCCACATTTACGCAATTTTTTGCGTGATACGCAGCAAAACTACAAGCGTCCTGTACCTGTTCGCCCAGCAGGGGTGACTCCAGAGCAGATGATGGAGCGAAGAGAGTTCGTTGACGACTATAACACTGCAATGGATGGGTATATTCCTGCAAAAATAGGGCAAACTTTCGGCTTTTTACCCTCTGAATATAGCTCAAATGCACTGAATATGGGGCGTTATTTAGCCGAACCAATGACCGCTGTTGACCTCGCACAGGTGTATGCAGGCAAGGGAGCAAGGGCTTTATTCCAACAATTAGCCGAAGAAGTGGGGGAAGACCAGACTTTCTCTACAACTCTCGAAGCAGCGGGTCTTGATCCTAACGACGAAGAGGCGGTCGGAGAACTAATCTACAAATACATCACAATGGCCCAGCCTGCTGCCACCAATAAATTCCTAGGCGAAGAATCCCCAGAGCCAATTATGTTTGACCGCAAAGGAAGCGACCAATTCTACGATCATGTCCAAAAACGCGAGCAGTATTGGGACAATAGACTGAGGGAAGCTGCCCGTAAAGCAGGGTATCAAGAAGATCGTAGCTGGCAGATGCCCGATCAATCTGTGTATTATCAATAAAAGCTGCTGACATAGCTTGCCTCTGACACGCGAAACTCTTGGGTGTCCCTAGGAGAACAATCATGTCAGAAGAAGAAGTATCGGAAGAAGTCGAAGTCGCTGAGGCTTCAGCACCGGAAGCTGAAGTAGAGGAGTCCAGTGCCGGTGAGGTCGCCGAACAAGTTGAAACACAGGCAGAAACGCCTGAAGACGTTTGGCAACATTTCCGTGCAATGGAAGGGTTTAATGGTCAAGACGACACTGCGATAGCACAACGTCTTTACCAAGCATTGCAGCAAGAACAAAGCGCACAACACGCCTTGCAGCAGTATCAGTCGATAATGCCGGTTGCTCAAGAATACTTGAACAATCGAGAATCGTTTGAAGCATGGAAGGCTTCACAGGGCCAATCTCCGCAAGGAGCCGCCCCTGCTCAGGTACAGCCACAGCAGGCAAAAGAAGCAGAGTCGTGGTGGAATCCTCCAAAGATTTCTGACACTGACAAACGCTTCTTGTCCCGTGATGAAAACGGACGAGAGATAATCAGCGAGCAAGCACCATTGGATGTTGCCGCAAGACTGCGTGACTATCAGTCGTACAGAACTGATTTTGCTGAGAGGCTAATTAACAATCCAGAAGAGACTTTGGGGCCAATGCTTGAGAAAGTAGCTACCGAAAAGGCTCAAGGAATAGTCGAGGAAAGGCTCAGTCAAGAGTCTGACCAAAACTACGTGAACAGTTTAGAGACTGAAAATAAGGACTGGTTGTACGACGAGAGAGGAAATGTATCTGCGGAGGGTCTCGCAGTCCAGAAATATATACAGGACGCAAAAGCAATGGGTATTGCTGGTGTTAAGCCTCGATGGGAGTTTGCCACGAAAATGGTTGAGAGGGATTTACTTCTCAGCAAAATGAACCGTGAGCAACAACAACCAGCGATGCAGCAACAACCAGCACAACCTGTCGCCCAGCAACCTGTTGCTCAACAACCTACGCAGGCTGAACAAAACATGGAGTATCTGAGAAATCAGGCTCTAAGAAGTTCAAGTCAGCGTGGTGCGTCACAGCAAACCAACGCCCGTGCTCCTGAAGCTCAAATGACTTTCCAAGAAAGACTGCTGGCTCAGGCGCAAGAACAAGGACTTCTTTAGTAAAAAGGAACTAGCGATATGGCCTCTCCTACTGATTGGAGCCGAGTAATCGGAACGACCATCGTTAATCACCTCCGCGAGGAAGAATTAACGACGTTTCGTAAGTTTAAGATTTTTGCAATGCTAGAGTCATCTGGCAATGTAGTTATGAACCAAAGCGGACGTGGGTTCGATTGGAATGTTCGATACCGTAATGCCCCAGTAAGTGGCAATACAGGTGACACTCCACGAACCTTCAGCCGTGTCAACATGTGGAAACGAGCCGAACTCCCTTGGAGAGGCTTCACAACCACTGACGCAATTTACCGGCGCGAGATGTTAGAAAATCGAGGGCAACAAGCTCTCGTTGACGTAGCGTCCAAGATGGCAGAACGACTCAAGGAAAGCCTAGAGCAGCACTTGAGCTATCAGCCATATCGTGATGGCGACGACGCCAACAACTCCAATGATTTCCACGGACTCGAAAGTTTCCTTGGTTACACCGGAACAGTTGACGAGTCATCGTCTGACGTTGCAGCTTCTCGAACATCTTCCAACCTTGGAGACCGATTCGGTTTTCCAACTGGAACGTATGCTGGCCTAAGCACACAGCTTGGCTACTACGGTGGTGGTCGAGTAAATTCAACAACAGGCACATGGCCTGATACTCCTGTTGATCCAGAGTTGGACTTCTACTCGCCTATTGTAATTAACTACAATTCGCAGAGCTTTAACGACGAATCTACTCCAGCAGGTAACTGGACAAAGAATTGCGTTCAGGCTATCCGAGAAGGTATCCATCAATGTAAACGAAACGATACTAAAGAGGCTCAGATTGACCTCGTTGTTATCGACCGTTCCCTCTACATCAAGTTCTTGAATCAGTACAACGATCAAGAGCGAATTGTAGTTTCCAAGGAAAATGGACTCAAAGCGATGGGCTTCAGCGATGTCGTTACTCTCGACGGCGTTGAAGTTACAAGTGAATACGCTTGTCCTAATGGTCGCGGTTATGGCATCTCTGTCGGGAACATGGAACTTCGTTGCCTTGAGAATCAACTCATGGTTGCTGAAGGCCCGTTCTACTCGGAAGAGACGCAATCTTATCGTTATGCTTGCTCAACTCTGGGCAACATGCGATTCCGTTCGCCTCGTAACTTCTTCACTCTCGCACCAGTAACCGCTGAATCATAAGGAGAAAGCAAAAGTGAGTAGTATTTTCTCAGACCCATTCTTCCGTCGTGGATCAACCCTCTTGGGTGGCGAAGCGATTGAAACCGACGCTAATGGCCCTATTGCAGGGCGAGAGGTTGTCGGTCAGGTTAAGGCTTTCCAAGATCAGAAACCTACTGGGCTTGGCGAGCGTTATAGCAGTCGATTGGTTTACTGTGTAGCAGCACGTTACACAGGTAGTGCCAATCTTACATCGGCAGACGCAGGCAAGTTGTTCGTCTTTGACGCAACAACAACGTCCGGCGATTTGCTTGCAGCTTTCAAAGACGCAGCTACAGCAACAAACGCTAAAGCTGGCATCGCTGTTGGTGTCCTCGACGAGTATCTAACCGTTGACGTTCGACCGAACGACATCGTTTGGTTAGTAGTCAAGGGGCCAACAACTGTTCGACAGACAAACGTATCTATCGTAAAGGGCAAGGGCATCTCGCCTTCAGCCACTGCGGGATCAGTTGTCACGGGTTCATCTTCGGCTGGAGATTTAGTTTGTGGACAAAAACTGGCAGAGACCAGTGCCGCAAACGCTCTTGTCCGAGTGAACATGCACAGTGATGCAATTTAATTAGATTGTACCTCCTCATCACAATCGGGCAGTGGCCTGCGGAGTTCCGGTGAACGGTTCCGTGGGCCACTGTTTTTATATGACACAAAAAACAAAAACATGTTCGATATGCGGTCTTGTCTACCCAGAAGATAAACAGCACTTTCGTAATAGAGTGCAGGGAGGCAAGCAGTATTGGTCGGCAGAGTGCCGGAAGTGTCGTGCAAAACAAGACGCTGCCAGTAATCTCCGCAAGAAAGAAAAGCGGGAGAAAGCACTAGGCAAGATTGAACACGACGGCGTTGGGTTGTTTATGAAAGCTATCCAAAAGGGTGGCTCCAATATCCCACACTCCGCTGAGTTAATAGAGCAGATGATGAACTACTTTGGTGGAGTAGGTGGATTCTCCGCTGTCATGGTCAAGCAATACTGGGACTCTGACCCGGGTGGCACACAAAGAAGTAAGCTGCTCGAAACTATGTGCCGGTTAGTCCAAAAGAACGTAGAGCAGGGTGGGGCCAAGAAGCCCTTGGCTCTATGGTCTGAAGAAGAACTCGAAGAAGAGCTTAATGCACGTATTCAAAATGCGTTCACCATCGTCCAAGGAGAGGTAGAAAATGGCGAAGAAGAAGGTAGCCAAAAAAACATCGAGGCGAAAGCATCCGGCACGGAAGCCGAAACAACTACCGACAGTCCCGGTGATGTCGGAGTTCCAAAAAGACGCAATAAGAGAACTACAAAGCGAAATAAAAGATCGTCAGCTTGAGGCACTGCGTCTATATACTCCCAACACCAACCAAGAAAAGATACACCAAACGCCAGCCAGTGAAGTCCTAGTCATCGGTGGTAATAGATCAGGCAAGTCATTATGTACATTTGTTGAAGACGCCAGAGCAGTCACAGGACAAGACCCTCATGACAAATACCCGAAAGAGAATGGTATCCTTGTTGTTGTGGGCAAGGATTGGAAACACATTGGACTTGTGTGCGTACCTTATCTCTTTAGGGAGGGTGCGTTTAGAATCATCAAGGACGAAGAAACGGGTGAGTGGCGATCATACAATCCCGTTACCGACGAACATAGAAAAAAGGATACGAAACCTGCTCCGCCGCTAATACCCCCGCGAATGATCAAGAAAACTTCGTGGGTTCTCAAGTCTGCCAACTACATGCAGACTTGCACACTTACCAACGGGTGGGAGATACATTTCTTTTCCAGCGAAGGTGATCCGGTACAGGGCTTCCAAGCAGATAGAGTTCACATTGACGAAGATATAAACAACGAGCAATGGGTTCCTGAAATGCTCGCACGTATCGTAGACCGCAAGGGTAAGTTTACTTGGTCTGCTATGCCGCATTCTACTAACAATGCTCTGCTAGGCTTGAAAGAACGTGCCGACGCAAGTATGGAAGACTTAGGGGATAGCTCCTCTATTCAGCAATTTAAGTTGCGATTCCTAGACAATCCATTCTTAGACTCTGAAGAGAAAAAGAAATCCATAGAACGGTGGTCTGCGGTTGGAGAAGACGTTCTTCGTATGCGAGCCGAAGGTGATTTCATCACGGACTCGATACTGGTGTATCCGTCATTTGATATGCGAATACACGGAATGGATCGCTCTGAACTACCAGACGGCGGCATTGTTCCATCAACATGGACTCGATACTGTGCTATTGACCCGGGTCACGCAGTAACGGCAGTATTGTTCCTAGCAGTTCCACCGGACGAAAAGTTCTGGTTATGCTACGACCAGCTATATTTACGGCAGTGCAATGCTACTAAGTTTGGTAACGAGTTTGCAAAAAAGGTAGGGAACTCTCATTTCCACGCATTTATCATTGATGCTCATGGTGGACGATTGAGAGATATAGGCTCAGGTCGCTTGCCGTCTGAGCAGTACACAGAGCAGTTGCTCAAGCATGGAGTTAAGTCGCAAGTATCCGGTGCATCGTTTCTAGCTGGGTGTGATGACATATTGGCTCGTTGTGAAAGCACACGTATTTCCCTGCATATCAGGCCAGAAGGTACTCCTCAAATGAGGATTCTTGCAGGTGCTTGCCCAGACTTAGAGAGAGAACTCAAGCGGTACAGGAAACTTGTCAACCATATTGCAGGGGTCTCTGTGGTAACAGATAAGCCTAATACTAAGGGAGAATGCCATATTGCCCAGTGTATGGAATACCTAGCGGCATATAGGCCAAGCTATCACAAACCTCCCCCAACTTTCCAAGAAGAAGACCCTTGGTGGGTTAAATGGCAAAAAGATAGAAAAAAGCGGCTGACAGACCAGCACGGGGCGTTCGTATATTTGGGGCCACAAGGAGATAGAAATGGCTCAAACTAGCACCAAATCATGGACGATGCCCCAGCCGAACATTGGCGACTGCGTTCTTTTCAGCAAGGACTACCGGGATTTCTCCAAGCCAACAGTTGGTTGGGTCATGCAAGAACCCGGGCATAAGACCATAAGTATTGTAACCTTCACGCCTTCAGGGTATTCCTTGGTATTCAATAGTTGCCACCACAAAGACGATCCGGCACTGAGCGAAGACAACGGATGGCAAGACCTCGGCGTGTGGGACTTTGCACCTTCTACCAAGAAGATGCGGGAACTCACGAAGAAAAACGAGGCAACAAGTGCAGGAAAGTCTTCCTCAAAGTAATCCGCTTAGGCAAGTAGTCCAGACGTGGGTTAAAAAACTAAAGGCAGCAGAAGCATACAAAAAGCCATTTAACGACGACGCTAAAGAAGCCTGTTCGTTTTATGACGGAGACCACAACTGGATGTGGAAAGATGCGTATGCACGGGGGGAACGGGGCTACAACTCATCTATAGCCCCGCCTTCTTTCCGTATGCAACTCAATAAAGTATTTGAGTTAGTAGAGATATTTGCCAGCGTTATCTATCACCGAAACCCAGTGAGAACTGTATCGGTAATGGAATACCCGCAAATACCGGGGGAGATAATGGGTTTGCCAGAAAACCCTGACCCAACGCAAGAGGTGACGCCTGAGCAGCAGCAGTTGATTGGTGTTGTTGCAGCAGAGCTTGAACAAAAGAAACAACGCAAGCTAGGTGCTGAACTACTTGAGCACTACCTTAATTGGACACCCGTTGAATTAGACCTAAAGCGACAGGCTCGCATGGTTGTCAATGAAGCAATGATAAAGGGTGCTGGCGTGTTCTGGACTGAGATGATAGTAGCTGACACTACTGCCGACTCCCAGATGCCGCCGATGAAGATGGTTGGTAGTTTCTACGACACGATAGATAATCTTCTTGTAGACCCCGACTTCGACAACGCAGACGACCAGTTGTGGTGTGCTCGCAAGATGGTTCGACCTATCACGGAGGTAGCCGAACAATACGGAATACCTGTAGAAACCTTAGAGAAGCATTACGACAAAGAAACGCCTACGTTACAAAGGCAGCCAAAAGACAAGAAGAAAAAAGACGGAACGAACAAGCTCATTACGTTCTATAAGATTTGGAGCAAGACCGGAATGGGCGACAGGTTGAAGGACGCCCCAAAAGAAAACAAAGGTGTCTTCGACCCTCTTGGCAAGTATGCCTATCTTGTTGTGTGTGAAGGTGTTCCCTATCCGCTTAACGTCCCACCCGAAGTATTAGAAGAGGAGGTCAACGAAGAAACTGGTTTGCCAGATAGCCTGCTTACCAGAACCGCTTGGCCTATTCCTTTCTATGCTGACCCACAAGGGTGGCCCTACACGATGCTCGCTTTCCACAGAAAGCCGGGGTATAGCTGGCCTATTAGCCACATACGCCCTGCAATCGGCGAGTTGAGACTATTGAACTGGTGCTTCTCATTCCTTGCTACAAGGATTGCAACATCCTGCGAAACAGTTGTTGCAGTGACAAAGGCAGCAGACCAAGACATTAAAGAGCAGTTGCTTGCTCCATCTGAAGGTGGCTTCAAGATAATTGAATTGTCTGAGCTACTAGGCAGAAGAGTAGAAGACATTGTATCCGTATTCCAAATGCCCCCCGTCACCAAAGACCTTTGGGATATTATCAGTGCGATACTAGATCAGTTTGCACAACGAACCGGCCTGTCAGAACTCGTATATGGCTACACCCGTTCTCAGTTTAGAAGTGCTGCGGAAGCGACAATTAAAAACGAGAACATTAGCATCAGGCCAGACAATATGGCTAACGAGTTAGAAGACACCATGTCTCTACTTGCTAGGCGAGAAGCACTTGCTGCAAGATGGTTACTAGAGCCAGTAGACGTTGCTCCTGTCATTGGGCCTCTAGGGGCAGCAGGATGGCAGCAGACTATTAACAGCGTAGACATCGTTGCTCTTACGAGAGACTTCTTGTTTAGGATCGAAGCAGGCTCTGCTCGTAAGCCAAATAAGGCAACTCGTGTAGAACAAATGCAAATGTCAGTTCAGACCCTCGGCCCAATACTTTCGCAGTTGGTCGGTGCTGGTATGCCCGGGCCTTTCAATGCACTCATGAGTGATTGGGCTGATTCGCTAGATATTGACCCAACGCCGTACCTTGTTCCACCTCCACCTCCACCTCCAACAGAACCACCAATGCCTCCGGGCGCACCAATGCCTCCCGACGCACCCCCTCCTCCTCAGCAGCGGCTCCCCGGTACACCCTCCCCGGGAGAGCGCGCGGAGGATGGGGCAGAAGAATTACCTCAAGTTCCGCAAGAGCTTAATCCGTAGTGTCACCCAGTAAGTGGCGGAGAAACAAAGAGCAACAGTTTGAAAACAACCTCAAGAACCGTTACGGAATTACGGTTGAGGAATACAACAAACTCGTTCTAGAGTCCAAGAACAAATGCCAGATATGCGGGAAAAAATGCAACCGACTCGTAATAGACCATTGTCACAATAGCAACAAGATTCGGGGTATGCTTTGCCAGCAGTGTAACTCAGGCATTGGATTCCTCGGCGACTGCCCAAGAAGATTGGAACTAGCCCTTGAGTACCTCAAACGACCTACCCTTCGACATACAAGACGCACCAAGGTCAGTTCAAAAAGCATACATCGAGATGATCGAAAACGATGTGCCTCCAAGAATGGCAGAAATGCTCGCCCTGCAACAGCCCCCCGGCGTAAAAGGAGGGGACAGGGCGTTCATGGAAGGGAGGTACAACAACCAGCAGTTCGACAAGATGCCGAAGGATCACGCCCAGAACATCATAACACTCGCAAAAAGAGCAGGAATAAATCCAAGCGGTAAGTATTATTGTGCCGGTCTTGCCGATGGTCGCGGCGTCCAAGACCCAGCAGCATGGGTAGACGGTGCTGGAGATGTGAAAAAAGTAGCTGAAGTTCGCAACCTGACAGTAGACGGTGCTGTTCAGCACAAAGGGAGACCACAGCCTAGGCCAAAGAGCGTCAGGTTAAGCGAAAAGCTGACAAAAGAAATGATGAACGTCGAGAAAAAGCGTAAGCCGACCATGAAAAAAGAAGAGCTACGTGAGTATGTAACTGAAAAATACGGTCGCAGGAAAAAGCCAAACGAATGAATACTGCACAAGATTTAGTAGCACACTTGCTTGCGAGCACTGGGGGAGGTGCTCAGGACGGGGAACATCAGGCTGTACGACATGCCGTCATCAGTGGCGTCCGCGAAGTCATGCAATGTAGGGATTGGCTTTGGCATGAAAAGATGGGTTCTTTTTCTACGAAGACCCCGACTACACAGGCAAAGATGGTGGCAGGCAATGATATTATCAGTGTCTCAGACGCCACGTACTTTGCTCCCGGCAGGATAGTGCAGTTCCCTAAAGGCACGTTCAAGAGTCCTGCTCGCGTTAAGGCCGTCAATGGTAATTTTATTACACTGAATCAGGCTCCTAAAAGCAGTGGCGACAGTGTGACAGTCAAGCCGCAAGTTTACTACGACCTGCCAGAAGACCTTCACAATATCGGAACTCTCAAGACAAATACCGTTGGCACGTTGCATTGCAGGATAAGCCCTACTGAATGGCAGCAGCTTGAGATAAATACAGACGGATCAGGTGAACCTTATTACTACACAGTCATGAGGTCTGACCAGAATCCAGACAGATACCAAATACGATTTGTAGGCGTACCAGCCGATGACGTAATTGTTCATTACGTTTACAGAGTAACGCCAAAACCCATAAAGTATTTTGGTTACGAACGGATATGCCGAGAAGGAACGGTTCAGATGGCACAAAATGCCACTGACAAAAAGATGTATGTCACTGGAACAGGGACTAGCTTCCCTCAAGATTGTGCTGCGGCATACATTCGGTTCGGTGCAGACGGATACCCAGCCGACCCCATAGGATCGACGGTTCCATTTATCATGGAGCGACGTATACAAGAATGGAAATCTGCAACAAGCCTATGCGTAAGTGATAACACAGTTTACGAGCGACCGGGGCCAGACGGGATATACGAAACAGAATCGTTTGATGCAGGCAACGCAGCACTTCTGCCCCCTCCAACTGTGTCCGAGGAAAACCCTCCAACAGTTTCGACAGACTACGACGAACCTAATACCCCAATACCAGCACTTACAAAATACGCAATTACGGATGTTATTAACTCATCCCCGCACATGTGGACAGCAATCCTGTCAGGTGTCGAAATGTGGTACGCACGTATTGCAGGAAAACCTGCGGACGTAGCTATGGCAATGTTTAACAGAGACCTTCGCCTTGCTATGGAGGCCGACGTAGTAACGCCTATGACCGGCCTTTTCCACAATGCTTATCCAACCCCAAGGTCAATGGGATGGCAGTCTTCGCTTCTGCCTGATAATGAATGATTAAGATTAACCAATGGCTAGGATACAACGAAGACGCATCTCAGTACCTGCTGAGGCCGGGAGAGTTGCGTGTTCTAAACAACCTACAGCCACGTCGTCCCGGTATGCTCCTGAGTAGGAGTGGACTAAAGAAGATATACGGCAAGTATGACAATGATTCTATATTTGGAATATATCGTAGGGCTACAGTTCTTGGTAGCAACAATGACTATCTTTGGTTTCAGAAAATCAAAGTTGACAAACTATTAACTATCGAAGAAATAGAGCAGAACCTTCCAGACTTTGAGTTGCAATGGGTAGTTCGCCGTGTCATTGGCAATGAATCCAGAGTAATCGACACGATGGAAGAAAGGCCAGATGGAGTCAATGAGCTACACAACTTCAGCATAGCAGAGGACAGGCGAGGAAGACTATTCATCATATATGGTCACGGAGTAAAGCCACGACTCTATCTCCCACAATCATTGACCAACTCTGCGATAGAAATGGGGATGCCAACTCCTACAGTCGCTCCAGTTGTCACGCCCTCTGGAAGAGGCCGCTTCATAGAATCTGTTAATGTCCGTTTTGCTGGAGGTTCGTATTACGACGCACCGGAAGTTACTATCTTAGGTGACTGCGACAGGCAAGCGCAACTCACTCCTATTATTAGATTCGGAAAAGTTACCGGAGTTGAAGTCACTGATGGGGGTGCTGGTTACAAGGACGCTCCAAAAATAACCTGCACCGTTAATCCACAGGGTTCTGGGTTTAGGGCATTAGGAAACTTCAGTAGTTCTGCAAAAGAAATAATTGGCTTTGACACCACCGTAAACGGAACATTCCTAGCACCGGGAACTTTCTCCGGGCCAGATGACGATGAGACATTCGGAACAAAAGATGCCGGTACTACAGACCAATCCATAGTCCTGTCAGGTCACGAAAGAGAAGAAGTAGGCCCGTACATCATAAAAGGTGTTGCTGGCACAGCCACCCCTGACGGTGGCTCAAGTATTACGCTAATTACTTTACAACTAGAAACCGTAGGAGATATTCACGTAGCGGACGCTGTTGATATATTCCCGAAGCTAGATGTAGTTGCTCAAGACATCACAAACGTCCAGTCGATAGATGAAGAACAAAACCAAATAACGCTATCCGTGAATGTCTTCGATGGTGGAACAACTCTTGCGGGCGTAATTGTTCCAGACGAACACACTATCACTTTCAAAAGAAACACACAAAGAGAATTTCCGCTTACATACAACGACAGGACAAAACAATACTCTGTTACGGTTCCTACGACTTATGAGCCAAAAGCCTCTAATGCTGTTACGCAAGAAGGCACAATAGCAGGTGGCGGCACATCACATACGAACACACAAGACACAGATGACGCATTAAAAACAGCCCTTGCAACCCTACGATTCTCTCCTAAGTCATACGGTTTTGCTGTAAACACAGCAGCACCTTGGGACTCCATCGAGACTACAGTAAGTAACTGGCAGACTTACGGAGGCGGTAAGCCATTTCTTTACAATGAGTTCTGGGAAGGCTCGGACTTTAACAGGAAAGGAAGTGCTGGCAATGCTCGTTACGGTGGACTACAAGCTAGTGGCAAGCAATTCGTAAGAGGGTTTATTGGTTCTGTTGGAGGCAGGAGTGCCGAAGTATATTGGCCCGACTATTCAGAAATATCTGTATGGGTATGCACCGGAACGTACTCAGCAGGGCTTGGTCAATGGACTCGCCTGAGTATTCCTGTAGAAACAGAGACTACTACTACATCAGCAGGTGACACTGCATCCTCAAAGTTTATTAGATTCAGGGTTCCTGCAACATCTAGAGCTAGAACTGCTCGCTCAATAAACAAAGATTTAGTCGCTTCTGAGTACGAGGGATGGGACGGTCTGCCTGACGCTGAAGGCCCACTTGTAAAACTTTATTTGACAGAATGCCCAGACTCATGGATCAGTGACAGTACAGACCAGTGCTTGCCGACTCAAGCAAAAGAAAACAAACCAAACAGGCTTGAGTGGTGGGTCTCTGGCACAAATGTGACAAGGCCACTTGTGAACATTGTTCCAGAGGGCGGTGAAATAGATGCGAACACACTTGTTATAGAAGACCCCGGCAAGGGTTGGGCAAAGAACGCATTGTTCGCCATGCGTCTCTACCAAGGCAACGCATACGAACAGAGAGTAGATTACAACACGGCAGCAGAACAAACGTCTATCCCCGGTGCTGCGAGCAGGTCGGGAGGTTATGTTGAATTTCGCTTGAGAGCAAACGCTCCAGACGCAGCTTCCACGCCAGATGGCCCTCCCCATGTTTTACTATCGCCAACTCACATATCTAGTTTTGATGACGGGTGGTCATCCGGTCAAAGTGCAAGGTTGTTGTTACTGAAAAGAAAAAGGGAAACGCAAGAGTATGGTATTGCACACTGGATGGAGTGGACAGCTAAAGTTTTAGCCACTCTCGAATCGAGTGCCGGAAGGCTGACCAGTGTTTCTATCCTAACAAGGGGCAACAACTATTTCTCTGAACCAGAACTTACCATTTCGGGAGGCAACGGCTTCGGTGCAAAGGTTTCTCCTGTTCTGCAAAATGGACAGATTGTCAGATGCACTATAGAAGACCCGGGTCTTTCTTATACAGACAGGCCAGAGATAACAACAGACTCTAGGCCAGCAAAGCTCTCTGCTGTTATGCGACCGACAATGAAAGGTCGGTATCGCTGTGCTTACAGATTTGTTGATAGGGCAGAAACTCTCGTAAAAACATTTACAGCTACCAAAGGTAATTCGTCAAACATCATATTGACTGACGATCCAGAAGGTATCGAAAAGGACATGATTCTTGAGGGAGAACACATTCCTTGGAACGCAAGAGTTACAAGTGTAAGCGATAACGAGATAACGCTGGACAGAGACGTTGACACTCTGTCGGAAGGTCATGACTTGCTTTGGCAGTCCAATGAAAAAACTGGAGAATTTACTGAAGCACTGACTCTCCTCGGGGCTAACGCTGGGTCAAAAATATACGTTGGAGAAGTCTATTTCAGTCCTAATAAAGAATACAGGTTAGAGTTTACTTCTGTTGGAAACCTAGAGCTTCGCAGGAAAAAAAGGATAACGCTGTCTTCAGGGATAGTAGTAGAACAATACTCAGAGTTCGTTTATGACTCCGGTACTGCCCGAGAGATTACAGGACGCAATTACATTCCGTACCGACCATTTATACAGTTTAATGAAAACGGACAGCTAGAAGTAAAAGACGAGATTCTGGATGTCAACGGGGGTGTAGTAGAGGTTCAGCACTTCGGATACCTCAACACAACGGCTGCAACCAACCCTACGCTTGAGCTTACTAATGGCGGTTTCTTAGGGGTCTACACTGAAATTCCATCAACATCTGTACAGCTTCGGGACATGACGCAGCCCATATCGTACAGTGACTTTAGTCCTATCGTTGACCTAAACGCTGGGCCTAACGAAGAGAGACCGTTCTGTTCAGAAATAGAATGGAAAGTTCCGGGCATAGAGATACCGTCAAGAGCAGACCTAGTTGAGTTCTGGAGAACAAGTTCAGCACAAAGCCTCGTGTACTATCGGGCAGAAGTGTATGGAGTTCCGGCTGAAGAAGGCGTTGAGGTAGTCGGCAAGGACACATTGTCCGACGAAGAACTGTTCGACACCGACAGACCATTTTATCAGGCGATGCCTGTCGTGCTTCCCAATGGAAATGTAAACGCATACAGGTTTGGTCAACCTCGATCCGACATGTCATGCGTGGCATCTTTTCAAGACCGCTTGTTTATGGGCGTGTCAACAAGTGGCGAAAAACCAAACACAATCTTCTACAGCGAGTACGACGAATTTGAGTCGTTCCCCGATGTAAACGAACTCCCTATCCAGTTGAACCAAAAGAACACGGATACGCTCACAGCATTAGTACCGTTTGGCTCGATGTTGCTTTTAATGCAGCATACTCACACTTATAGCCTTGCATACAACACAGACCCAGCCGTAGACGCATCAATACAGATGATGAGTCATAGAGGAACGCTGCATAATAGAACTTGGGACATACATGAAAACATCCTGTACTCGGCAGACGAGTCTGGGATATATGCTATGTCCCGTGCCGGAGAGGTGTCCGAAATAAGCCTGCCGCTGAGGGACTTCTTTGTAAGTGAGTTGATCGACTTCGCTAAGAGAGAAAAGTTCTTCTTGCAAATTGACCCTCGTACACACATCCTAAGACTCTTCTGTTGCCTTAAAACAAATCCATCAGAAACTCCAACACAGGCTTTATGCTTTGACATACAAGCAAAAACTTGGTGGACAGAATCGTATCCTAACTCTATCACGTCTTCTTGTTCCGGTAGGCCGTCTGACACAAGGACAAACACAATACTGCTGGGTGCTATTGACGGCAATATGTACGACCTTGACGGTCACGAAGATCACAGCAATCACAGTCTCACTGACACCATTGTTCAAAACGCTGGCAGAGGATACATCAAGCCTCCGAACATAACTGTACCTAATTGCAAGGGAGCACATGTCCAAGCGGTTGTTACAGAGGGCAGGCTAGTAGACGTAGTTATTCAAGACGCTGGATATGACGCCGACTACGGAATAGACATATTGTCTGAAGACGGCAAAATACTGAAGGGTCACGATGACAAATTAGTTCAAGGCGTTGAGTACGCTGGCATTAAAATGATTATCGACCCACCAGAACCCGGGGGAACACAAGCAGTTGCGAGGGCTAACTTCAGCGTCCTCCCTGTTATCCGTCGTCTTGTCAATGTTAGTAAAGGCGAGTCGTTTGTCCGCATACTCCCTACGCCCGTGCCTCAAATCGAGCCACTAAAAAATGATTACCTTGCTACAGAGTCCGGTGCAGACCTCGTGAGCGAGAGTGGAAAACAACTGGAAACAGTGACTCCAGCCTGCGAAATAGGCATGGAAGCGATTGGCGAGTTTATTCCTCTTAATGCGTTTGTCTCCAGAATAGAAGCAGACAATGTACACTTAGAACATCCAGATGGGACTCCTGCTCTTATTCTGCATGGGGCCGAAAGAACTAACCTGTACCCGACAGACGAAAGCCGCTTAGAGCTTGGTGGCACAGAAATGATGATAGAGTTCCGAAAGCCAGCAACTACAAATGTACCGTTCAGAATGGTCACAGGTGCTATGGCTATTGCGAACGAGGAGAACACACGGGCTGGTGACAGGCTCATGGACAAGTCTATTACTCTAGTTTACACGCCAACTGACAACTCTAAAGAAGTTGAAATACTTGAGCGATTCAACGGCAGAGATGAATTAAGAGCGAACTCTGCAAGGAACAGCAGGCACGGGGCGGGTGGATGGAGACACAGAGAAGACTCAGGATCAACTGTTCTCGATCTCAGCGATACTGCTAGTCATCTAGGATTATCAACAGGCGTAGCAAAGGCAACATTTGCATCACGCACTACGACAGACATGGGCGGGACAGACCGACACCTGCAAATAGAATTACATGGGAATCCCACAAGAACTAGCAAGTTTTCTCGCACAAACTTCTGGGTTAAAGAAGACAACCCAGACGCACAGCAGTTTGTAATGCACTCAATGAGTGTGAACGGAGTGACGGCAGATGGCTAACGAACTAGAAACAGCACTAATTGACGGCGGAATAACCCCAGTAGCTGCAAAGTTATTGAGTAATGCCATCAATAACGCTGCTGTCGGCCTTACTACAACAGGGCGACAGGTCACGGATAACACCCCAACTGAGCAAATGAGGCAGATTGGGCCAGAATCCCGCAGGCTCTTATTCACTAATCTTGACCATCCAACAGAGGGTTTAGCTGCTCGGATGCAGGTGAAAGACGGTTATGACCCAATAACTAACCCGCATCCGTATGAAAATAGCCAACCCGCAAGTGCCGATCCGACCCTAAATACACCTAATTTACTTGCCGGAGACTACCTGAACGTGAAGCAACAGGTCGAAAACTCCGTGGCTCAGTCCGAAGTTGGGCTTGAGATAGAGGAAAAGGGAGGTGTCCACGCCCGTGTAAATAAAGCAAAAGGAACCATTGAGAGCGTTCCGTTTATTGTGAGGTGTGAACCAGAAAATCTATTAGAGGCTGAGTTTATTGAGGAGGACGGACAAACAATACTACAGATTAGGGCTAAGGGTCTAGCACAAGCTGCTAGAATCACTGGTTTTACGCAACGGACAATGAGTCAATGGAGCCAATACGTTAGATACGCACAAGTCGGCGGTGGTCATAATAATTTCACAGTAACTGAAGTAAAGCTATCATGAGTGCATTTACTAAAAGCCTAAGTCCACTGAAAGAGATTGGGGCAATGCCAAAACCGGGGTATAAAAACCCAAGGTTCTGGAGTCCATCTCGTAGTGAACCCAAAGTGCCGCAAGGTGGGTTTACAAGTATTATCGACAGAGGCCCAGCGTTCGACGATGCAGACATAAGAAAGATTATGAATGTCGCATCTATGCCGCCAGCGGTAGGCTCTACGCAAAGCGCGGGAGAGTCCGGCAGTGCCTCTCTCGACGCAATGAGAGATTCATTTGAAGGAATGTCTCAGAACGCCCTTGGCTCTGCTCAAGACGAGTTCAACGTAAAGAAGAGAATGCAGGCTGAAAAGTCTTACGCAGAAGACCAGCTAGGACAACAACAGACTGCTGTCGATGACCTCCGAAGGGAGTTAGGCGCAGAGTCTTTTGGGCGAGATACTTACCAACGATTGCTGCAAGGATTCCTAGACCTTCAGCAATACGTCAATGAAGAAAAGAAAAATGCTTCTAATAGGTTTTGGTCAGGATTCCTAGGGGGTCTCTAGTATATGTTTAGATCAACCGGCGAATCAGGAATAACGGCAGGAACAGACGCACCCGTCCAAGGTCGCGTTAATAATATGTATCAGACCACGTTTAGTGGCCCGATACAAAAAGACCGCACGTTCCAAGACGCTGCACGAAATGAATCAATGGCGAAGGCCGCTTACCAAGGCGACACTCGTCAGTTTATGGGAAACCAAGGTAAGGGTATACGTGCTGGCGGCAAGATGGAGGCTTATCGTGCTGGCGTCCAAGGTCAGGCGAAGGCGTCCAAGGCATACGCACAAGCACAGCAAGACGTTCTTAATAGGCTAGCCGACTCAAGGGCAGCCGAGTTACAGTTTCAAGAGAGACTGTCTGGAGAACGAGGATGGATGCGTGACCTCAAGATGGATGTAAATAACATCAACACCAGAATGGCTATGAACGCATACAAAGAATTTGCTGATGTGGAATTGGCAGAAAAGGAACGAGAAGCCAAACGAATCGTCAATGCCGCTAACCGAGAAGCGACTATGATGAGCGCACTATTCTAAGGAAACCAAATGATTATTTCTATTGCTACTGATATTCGTGATGTTTTAGAAGACTCGCTAGACAAAGAGTTCAAGCGACGAAAACCTTTACATCGACGTGATGAAGTAAAGAAGTCCAAGAAAGACGCTTCGACTGAAGAGCAGGACGACGAGAACGAAAAGCTCGCCGACCTTGCTGAAGAGCGTGGATCGCCAGCACCGCTACCACTTGACGACGAAGATTTCTCAGACGAAGGCATGGAGCCTCTGAAGAAAAAAGCCGCCAAGAAAAAGAAGGCTAAGAAAAAATAGACAATGGCACGTCGCCCAAAAAAGCCTACCCCTAAAGTAAACTCACTTACTAAGGGAATCCAGAACCGAAGGCAGAGTAAGGTGTTCGCTCAACATAGCGAACGTCTGCGTAGAATGTTTGCTAATCCAGAGCAAGTAGATGACGCTATTGAAATACTCGAAACCTACGCAATGGAGATTGATCCATCTAAGCCTAGTGACGGGTCGCCTATTTCATCGGCCCCCGTATTAAAGGCACTAGACGAACTGCCAGCGGGCAGGCGAGACGAGCTTTTTAGCCAGCTATCAGACAATGCCCGATCAGTCCTAAGTTCATCGTCACTAGAAACCTTGCCTACCCCAGACCTAGACGCACTAAACAAGGCAGAAGAACTTCCAGATTTCAACAGGACTGAACTAGAGGACAAGGCAAGAGGCATGGGTATTGACCCATCCAGCATGTCCGACCAGAAGCTATCAAATGCTGTTATTAAGTTACAGCGAGATAAGCTGACAGCGGCAAAGCAAGGAACCTTGGGTGGAGACAGTTCTAAGATTCCCGGCAGAGACGATGGCCTTCGCTCTGGTCTGGATAAAGCAACATCGTATGAAGAACTAAAAGCAAAAGAAGAGTCTGGCGAACTAAAGAGGACGGCAGAAGAGGCTCGGGACGACCAGATGGCTGGCATTATTGGTCAGGGTGCAGCGAAAGAACTAAAAGACAAAACAAAAATAGCACACACGGCTGGTGGGTTTGATAAGACTCCAGAGGGAACGAAGCAGGCTCAAGGTCAGCTAGGGCTACCTCGTATCGAAGAGGTGTCCAGAACTAAGGCCGAAAAAACTCTCAGTCCTCTTGGTAACTTAACCGATCAAAGCCTTGTTAATCGAAGGGTAAAGGACGAAGTTATCCCTACCGGGGCTAGGGATTCAGACATAGTACACTTAGAGCAGGTCAAAAAGCATCTAGCAGAAACGGGTGAACTTCTAAATCCAGAACTTAGGGATGGTGACGTAGACGACCTTGTTGGTATTCCTCTGAATGACCAGCAAAAGGAAATGTTTACGAAGCTCGTTGACGACGCACTTGCAGATGCCTACAAGAGACGAGCCGGTTACGGGGGCGAGAGGTTTGAGACCCCGCTAACATCAGACCCTGCTTCTACTTTAATGACAGGCACTGGGGGTACAGCAAATCCAAGTCCTTCCGGCAACTATTCCGGCAGCAAAACAATAGACAGGCAGCTAGAAGAATCTTCTTCATCTCGTCTAAGCCGTTTGCTAGACAGAATACGTCAAATATCTAACAGGAGTTCTGGCAATTTCGGAACACCTGACGCTCCAATGGAAACATACTTTGGAGACAACCCCGGAGAAGGCGGCACAGCATTAAGCGGACTGCTTGACGAAACTTTTGAAACCAGTTCGCAAACCCCAGACATGCAGCCCCCAGATTATGGAGGCAGCTTCCTTGATACTGTTGATCTTGACAATACCTTCCCTATCTGGCGTCAACAAATGCCACAGATGCAGCAGGGTGGTGGTATTCAATACGGCAACATGCCGACAGGAGAAGCACTTGCTAGGCGAATAGCCAACGCTGCTCAAATGACCCCCGATGCAGCAGAATCATTTGTAATTGAAGCAAGAGATATTCTTGACAAATCCATTCGTGAGCAAGGCGGCAGACCAGCACTGACTAAAGCGTCAGAACAAGCCTCAAGGGTTCGTCTTGTCCCGGGTCAAGAAGGCCAAAACTTCTTTGCAAAAGATGCTAATAGAAAAATCAACGAGGGAATGTTTTCTGACGACAAGTTCAGTGAAACAGGTCTAGACAAGATTTACACAAGCAAAGATAAAAAACCACCGCTTGATGTCGAGCTAGAAGAACTGAAACAACAGCTAGCAGAAGCAGAGTCAGACCTTAAAAACGCTGGCATGGAAAAGTTTCCAGACGGGCTTGATCTTTCTCCATTCGACAGGGAGATGGAAGAGCTTCGCCAAAGTTTACAAACAAAAGAAGATTATACGCCCATTGAATCAGACGAGCCGCCACCAACGATGGGCGAAGGTGGACAAGACTACGTTCCGATTGATGATCTCGGATTTATGAAACCAAGAAAAAAGGTATCCCTGCAAGGGTTAATCGCTTAGGAGCAGATTATGGCTAGACGACCAAGAAAACCAGACGCCCCCAAGAAACCAAAGAGTAAATCTGGCGGTGGTGGCGGTGGTGGTACAGCAACAGCTAAACAAGCCCCTGCCGCCGACGCTCGGTTTCAAAAGATGCGTGAAATTCTAGAGAAGGGGACAGGCGAAGATTTATCTCAATATACTAACGAAGACATACTAGAACTTTACACTGGTCTTGCAGGTGATTTGGGCGTAGATAGCATGAGCATCGACGATGCCCACGCATCAATCACAAAAGAGACAGGTGCTCCTGTCGAGGCACAGGCCGAAGGTGGCAGTGCTACAAAAGAAGACTTCAAGCCTATTGATGACGCTGATGTAGGAACGAAGGAATCTGTTGAAGACGAGTTTGTCTCAAGCGAGCCAGACCCAGACCGTGACATGCCGTCACAAGAAGAACTGGACGACATGGTAGAAGCTGAGGAAGTCGTGGAGCAAGCTCCCGAGCCTCAAGCTGCTGCGGCTGGCGGTGGCGGTGGCCCACCTGATGATCCTGAAAGACTTCAGCGTTTACTTGATGCTAGCAAACTGAGCGAAAAAAAGAAAAAGGCAGACCCAGACCTCGGCCCGTACATGAGAGGCAAAGGGGCAAACAGGACAAGCAAAGCTGCCGCAGAGATCGAAGAGTTTCTTAGTCAGAACGGCTACACGATAACCCAAAGCGGTAAAATATCGGAAGCCAAGGCGCCAAAGGCGTCTAAGCCTAAGAATAAGAAGGAACCAACAGGCGATGCTGTTGACACCTCCGCAGACGAAAGAATAGACGGTGGCGATGAACTTAATGGCACAGCAGACGCTGATATGGGTGATGAGACTCCGGGGTATAAAGCTATTGACGACGATCTTCCCGACCCACCTCCAGAAAAACCAGAAACCAAAAAGGACACGGGCAAAAACAAAAAGGACACGGGCGGCAACGAGACCAAATCATCTAGCGGCAAAACACAGCGATGGTGGGAACAAACCATTCCCGCAAAAGAGGTCACAGGCAGATCAGACAGAATATGGATTCAATCAAATGATCCGGGGCCGAACGCCCCGCAAGACGCCAAGGCTAAATTTCTTAACGATCTAGACGCAAGGCTCAACTCCAGAGATGCAGAAGTAACAGCTAAAGCTGACGCCCAGACCGAAGAACTTAAAGCAGCAAGAGATGCAGAAACAGCAGCAAATGATGAGAAGAGGAAGAAATTCAAAAAGAAAGTAGGGTATGGTGCTTTAGGTACTGCTGAATTGATAAGAGAGTTGGTATCTAACGCTCGACGAAACCCAGACGAAGAAGGGGGATTCGTCACTCCAAATATGACTGAGCCTATAATGGCAGCCGCGAACTTATTGACCGGGGGTGGTGTAGAAGGTATCAATTCGACCCAAGCACCACAACAGCAACAAGGTCGTGACCCAAATGATGTAATAGATTCAGCTATAGGGAGAAGTGCATCGCCGTTTTCAAGGGTATTAGAAGACTTTGGCCCACCACAGAATGCCCCCGGACGTTTACCCGCTGACGAACCTGTCAGTACAGAAGATATAATCCGTCGTAACAGACCCCAATAACAAGGACGAACAATGGCTGAATCCGTCAAGATTAGTAACCTGCCCGCCGCTACATCCATAACGCCAGATAATATTCTGCCGTCAGTGGATGGTGCTAACACGCAGACCAGCAAAATAACGGTCGAACAGATACAAGACCTTGGCCCGGGCGTTAATACCGTTAGTGATGAACATGTTAAGAACGGTCACATCCCCCCAGCGAAGTCAGGCTTTTCAACAAGAAACGCAATTACAATCGCTCGAAACGATTCAGTGCTTTCTCCTCAAGTTAGTGATGGCACGATTCAAAGAATCCAAGGATATGAAACGTACATATCAAACTACATTGCTACGACTCTGTTCACAGCAGAAAGCGGAACAGACCTGCGTACCTTAATCAATGATTCGTCTACCTTCCCTAGTGGTGTACTTACCGGCCCGGGAAGCGAAGAGAATCCATCGTACAGGTTTGGCTCTGTTGATGACGACGGCAATATACAAGAAGAAAGTCAGGATTCTGCTGGCAATCCAATCAAGTCTGGCTTCTATGCTGACGCCGCTGGATCAGTTTCTTTTACTTCTCAGGGCAAAAGCATCTGGAGAATACAAGGTACTGATATGTTTCGGATGCACTACCGATACATCGACGGTACGAACGTACAGCCAGAGGACATTGACTACGACACAGAGGGAGACCTTATCCCTAACTATGCTATCACTGCTTCGTGCTCTTTCACCCCAGCCCAAGCCGCTTCTCAAATATCACTGCGGGGTCATGGTGCAGTAGCAAGGTACTTCGGGGAGTACCGTGGAGGAACTGCAATTAGTTGGAATAGTTCTCTTCACCTCGATGGCACTGGTCAAGCAGTTCCGTTCCTAGGCTCAAGTGGAACAGACAGAAGATTTGTGCAGCTTATTGGTAACAGCCAACAAGCTGTTCTAACTAGATACCTAACTGCCGACAGCGCAGTTATCGGGGCAGGTAATGGTGGTAGAATATTTGAGTTTCTTCATGGAGAAAACTTTATAGAAATAATCGCTTCTCGTCACGACCCGTACCACAGATCGTGGACAGGCGTAACGACTAACTATCACAGTCCCGGCGATAACTACCACTCGACGGTAGATGGAAACGGAAACATAGTAGGCCGAGTCAAAGGCCCGAGTAAAACTGGCTCACCTTGGATTGGGCAGTTGTATTTCAAGAGACCAGCGGCCCAGCCGTATATGAAGATGTCGAAGAACATCGCGTCTATTCAATACAATCACCCTGTCACTGGAACCTATACATTCACGTTCCAAAAGGATATGCCTGATGACTGTTATCAGGTTTATTTTAATCAACAACTCGATACGACAAACGGTCAGCGAGTTATCATGACAGTAACAAGTAAATCCGCATCTAATTTTACTGCCAGATTTCATAAAAACAGTACAACGACTTTAGCGGATGCAGGTTCAGCAGCAGGAATTTTTGACATTTGCGTAGTGAGGTAATCATGACAAGCAAACCACAAGTAATACTTTTTGAACAAGATGATGGTCGGGCAGGAATTATATACCCTGCACCAACACTAGATATACACGAAGTAGGTAAAAGGTCTGTCCGAAAAGACCACGCTTATGTAGTCGTAGACCAAGAAGACTTACCGACAGACCCAGTAGAACTAGACGCTATGGTTCCTGACCTGTCTGAACCTGACGGATACGGAGAAAACGAATATGTCTAAATTTACTATTAACCCAATAGCCAAAGCGATGTCGCAGTCGGTAGCAGACCTGAAGGCGGCAGACGAATGGTTCGAGGAGAAAATAGCAGAGGGCTTTACTTCGGAGACCGCCGAGATAACGCTCGGCCTATCTGAGTCGGATGTAACCTTGCTGACAGGGAACTTTGTCCTTGCTAAAGAAGCTGACGAATTAGAACTTGACATACCACCAATCATTGGCTCAGACGGAACAGTCAAGCAGTTGACGATGCCACAACTGTCCGCATTGATGCTTGAGTACGGAAGTTACAGGGCAACTCTTTCAGCACAATACGCACAGAAACGTGTCGATGCACAGTACGAGCCACCGCAATACGAAACAACGGAGTAGTTAGCACATGCCTATCATCCAGCAGCGTAGAGGTACAGCCGCAGTCCTTGCTGCCTCAAACGAAACTCCACTACCGGGGCAAATATATTTCGAGACAGACACGAACCGAGTGAAGATAGGCGCACTTGATTCATCTGGTAATGGAATTGCGTACAACGATTTGCCCTATCTCAACGTGCCTATTCAGGAATCAGAGATAGCCCCGAACACAATCGTCGAAAACAAGATTGTAGATAGTGCTGTAACCACAGCTAAACTTGCAGACTCTTCTGTCACTGAAGCGAAAATTGCAAACGATGCAGTCACTGCTGACAAGATTGCACACAACACGATACTTACTGGCAACATCGCTTCTGGTGCGATAAACACGCAAAGCATTGCGGACGATGCTGTTACCTATGCAAAGGTACAGAATGTAAGTTCTGGAAATGTTCTCCTAGGACGGCAAGCATCTAGTGCAGGTCTAATACAGGAAATAGAATGCACACAAACTGGTAGAGATTTAATTGCTTCGAGCAGTGCTGCCAATGCAAGAGCAGCGATTAGTGCCGTTCATCAAAGCGATGTTGATGCTTCTATAGCAAACCTTGTTGACTCAGCCCCGGGTACACTAGATACGCTTAACGAGTTAGCCGACGCACTAGGGGACGACGAGAACTTTAGCACAACTGTTGCTACAAACATTGCCAATGTTACCACCCTTGCTAACACTAAAATGCCGCTTGCTGGTGGCACTTTCACTGGTGAAGTAACCTATGAAGAACTGCTAAAGATAAACAAAGGCGGCACGTCTGCGAACCCCGCAGGTATATGCTTTGACGGTGACATAGACACAGGAATCTTTCAGGGAAGTATAACCGACACCATGTCGTTCACGGCGGGTGGAAGTAGAAGGATGCACTTTGTAGACGACATAACTTACTTCGACCGTGCGGCTAATTTGCCCACCATCAAGGCTAGTACCGCTGCCTCCGGGTATATGATAATTGATTCCAATTCATCTGCCCCTGTGAGTATCAATCATTATTCTGATAACGATATTTGGCTGAACTATAATAGTGATGGTAATGCCGGTTCTACTCTTATAGGCCCACCTACCACATCCTCGTCAGCAGGAACGCACAAACTAAAAGTTTTTGGTACTGCACAGGTGACAGGTGATTTCTTTGCAGGTATTGCTAATGGTGGTGCTGTCTACCATTCAGTGGCTCGTGCAGGATACCTCGGCACTCAAGGCGTAACCAACTGTGCGTACAGCATAACCGGAGATGGAAATACTGGATTGTATTTTCCAAATCAATTTTCCTCCAGTGCTGCTGCCGGTACAACCGGAGATGAAATAGCACTCGCAACTGCCGGTGTAACTCGTTTACATATAGATTCTCAAGGTGCAACGGCTCTTGGGGCAGCACCTATCTCTGTGGCGAATGGCAACAACAGCCACTACGGTTTATACCAAGTAATCGGAAAAACAGAACACGACTCCCTACAGGGTAGTGTTAATTCTGTAACCCACACCGTAACAGACGCTGCTCAGGCATACCACACGATTGGCGTAAATGGTTCTGCCTATAAAACTATTACCTCCGATAATGTTACGGAGGCAGGCGGCTATGTTAGAGGAGGTCATTTCGCAGCCAGTACGAGGACGCAAACCGGATGTACTTCTGGACAGACTATTGGCGTATACTCCGTTGCCCAGCACCTTAACTCAACCGCAGGTAGCACCCAACTTGTTGGCGGTCAGTTCCTGTGCTACCAATCCTCCCCCGGATCAATAGCAGTTGGTGCATACGGTGTGTTTGCTAGATGTGCGATAACAAGTCTAGCGGACGCAAGCAGTATTATAACCAACGCTTACGCCCTATATTCAGATGTCACCAAAAGCACCGGAACTATTACAAACGGATACGGTCTGCTTATTGGAGACATAGACGCTACCAATAAGTACGGCGTATATGTAAACGATACCGATGCAATCAATGTATACAAAGGAACAAGTAAATTTGGTGCTACTAAAGGAAGTGCTGGGTCACTCGTTCCGGGCATTACTTTTGACCAAGACCCAGACACTGGGTTTGGAAAAAACGTAGGCACTGGAAACGTAATCGACGTTATAACCGGCGGGAGTATGGTCGGATTCTTTAGTACCGGCGGCATTCGGATGATCGACGGTACATCTTCTGTTTGCTCCTACGCATTCACAGGGGATGCCGACACAGGGATGTTCCGGTCTACGTCTACCGGACTGAATCTACAGTGGTCAGGGTCAGGCATACAGATTGCTTCTGCGTACATCAACAACCAAAAGCAGTTGCGGATACCAGATGGCACTGCCGACGATCCTGCTATTGCCTTTGCTAATGACCCAGACACGGGCATCAAACGTAATGCCAATGGCAATATGGATTTGGTGTGGGGCAAATCCAACAAGATTTCCATTACTTCACAAGGCAGTACACTAGGCGGCACTGTAACTATTTCCAACGGACTTGCGGTATCAAACCTAGCTCAGTCTTCAGCCTCGACCGATGAGTTCTTGAAATGGAACGGAGCTGCTTGGGTTCCTGCTTCTCCCACTATAAACAACATTTCTGATGTTACGGTATTCCCGTCATCAGGCGAGGTGCTTTACTACAACGGAACAAACTGGGAAAACAAAAGTGCCTCGGCAGTTATAGCAAATGCCTCCATTGGAGACTTGGGCAATGTATCATCTGCAACTCCAAGCACAGGTAACGTCCTAACATGGAGTGGATCAGCTTGGGCGCCAGCAGCACCAACTGGTGGTAGCGGCGGTAGCGGGTCTAGTACGCTTGTTGGGCTAACCGACGTTACTGTATCGAGTGCAGCATCAGGAGAAGTTCTGTACTGGAATGGTAGTGGATGGGTTAATCAAGACTTAGGACTACATGCAGTAGCAACATCTGGAAGTTACAACGATCTTGCTAACAAGCCGACGTACTCTACTGTTGCAACTTCAGGAAGTTATACCGACCTTGCCAACATACCTTCCACGTTTGCTCCTTCGACGCATGTGCATCCAATCAGTGCGGTAACAAACCTGCAAACAGAACTGAACGGCAAGGCAGCATCTAGCCACAGTCATTCTCAGTCCGAAATTACTGATCTAGTAAGTGACCTAGCAAGCAAAGCTACTTTGGTTGGTGGTAAAGTAGCATCTGCTCAACTACCAAGTTTTGTTGATGATGTTGAAGAATACAACGGCACTTCTGCATTCCCTTCCACTGGGGAAACAGGCAAGATTTATGTTGACACCAGCACGAATAAGACTCATCGCTGGACAGGTTCGACGTATATAGAAATTTCACCAAGCCCCGGCACTACAGATGATGTAGCCGAGGGTAGTACAAATCTTTACTTTACAAACGCTAGAGCTGATGCTCGGGTAGCCAACTCTATAATCAACGACGGTAGCCTTACTGCCAACAGCACGACTAAAGCTGCCTCGCAATCATCGGTCAAGGGTTACGCTGACAATATATACACTACCGTGCTGGGTATGCTAGCCAGCACTAATGCGACCGTACAAACAAAAGCGGCTACATCTTCACTAAAGCCAGTAGCAACTGGTGGCAACTACTCCGACCTCAACAACATACCAAGTACCTTCGCTCCTTCGTCCCATACGCACCCCTATTCAGCAATTACTGGGAGAGTTGAAACGCTTGACGACCTTGATGATGTTTCACTAGCATCGCCGTCTGCTGGCGACATACTGAGATACAACGGTTCAAGTTGGGTTAAAGAAAACCCTGAGTTAATAAGCACAATCAACACGACTTCAACCAATCGTGCGATTGCCTTGAACTACAATTTCGCCCAATCGTTTGTAGCGAACATGCAGTCCTCTGCATTACACACCGTTACATTAACAAACTGGCCTACAACTAATCCTTTGCGTGTGCTAACCGCAACACTGATTATGAAGTTCCCCGGCACTGGAGGTGCTGCGACAACAGCTACAGTGTCTTGGCCTAGTTCGGTTAAGTGGCCCGGAGGAACAGCACCAACTATTACGAACAAGGCAGGCGCAATAGATGTGTTCAGTTTTGTTTCTTACGACAACGGAGCATCTTGGCTCGGATTCACTGGTGGTCAGGAGTTCTAAATGTTCGCAGCAGTCAGGGCAAGTAGAGCAATCAAGCGTTCCTCGGGTCGCCGTAAGGGTCGCGTGAAGTTACTTCATTGCAGCACTTTCTATGGTGGTGCATATCAAACTAGCCCTGCCTACCATAGCATTCAACAAAACCCTCAAATCCAAACGTCACTGGTTAAGGATAACAACTACACGCAAATCGCTCCTTACAACACTAACACGAGGGCGGGAGGTGCAGCCTACACCTATCTTTTTCAATTCACTCTGTCAGGCTTGCCGCTTCTAATAACGCCGGGGACAGGGATAATTGTGCCTAACGGAATGCTGAAGTTTCATTCCACAAGTTCGACATACGGTCGTGCGTGGAACAACATAACAAGCCGATACTCTATTTACCAATACCGAAGAGTACGAAGCGGCAGGTTTCGTAGAACATACAGAGATACCGGCTACTTCACTTGGATGCTTTATTGTGTCACCGGATCAACTATTCAGCAAGCCAAGTACCGTCTAGTACCTGAACACACCGGCTTATCAGGAAGTAGCAGTTATAACGCACGATACCTTGCCGCGCCACTTGCAAGATTTCGGAACTACATGAAAAGCGGCAGCGACGCAACTCTCAAAAGAGTCTTAGGTAATTATTCAAACCGAGGATACACCGCTTTCATCCAAGGCCAGAACGTATGGAATTATGGTACTTATAACGTCGGTCAGGGCAATAGAAATTTCTACCCTTATGGATACCAACTAAATCTAGAAATGCTAAATGCACCCGGAAATTATCTTGAATGGAGAAGACAATAAATGTCAGTTTACATAGGACAAGAAAGCGGGACTCCCGTGCTGCTAGACGAGTTGAGAAACATAGCAACTAATATAAGTTTCCCAGATGCAGAGTTGACTACAGCGTCCGATTGGGCCGACGCGCTTACAGGTGTGTCGTATGAAGTAGTAACAATAACAAACGCAGAAACAGACGTTACTCCAGCATGGAACCAAAAGGTTGAGTTAGGGCTGTCGTCCCGTGTAGGAGGAAATCTTCAAGCCTCATGGGCCGCAGTGGCTATGACTACAGCCGAAGCAGCAGCAGCACTTGAAGCAATAAAGCAAGAAGCAGAGGACACTACGCAAACAGAGCAAGATTTAATTGCACGGGACAGTAAGAGTTTTGCTAAAAGCAGTGCAACCGGAGCAGCCGTAATAACTCTTAACTACGACAACCAAACACTGGGATACATCACTCAACTTCTTCAGGTCGCTCAAAACGCCAACGCGAGCAACGTCACCCTCCAAGACTCTGCCGGTACAGACCAGACCTTAACCTTAAACGAATTGAAATACATTTGCGCAAGCATGGTCGAGACTGCACAGGATTTAATTGAAGATGTCGAAACGTGTCTGCTTGGCATTGAGGCTGCAACTACAGGCACTGCTGTTACCACTACCAGAACAACATTCACAACCAGCAATCCACCACCATCCACATCATGAGCATTGGAATTGTACTGTGTTTCTTTACTGGCTGCCCAGCGGAGCGACCGAGGACACATGCTATTAACACTGTGCAGTCTGTAGCAAGCACTGGTGCTCCAGTGTCTTTTGCTCAAGTTGTACGAACCGGACAAGAGCCTTTGCCAGTTCCCGATGGAGTAATATCCCAGACTTTCGCAAGTGATGAGTACATCTTCTTCAAGGAAAACTTATGGAACTTAGCGGCAGCAAAGTTAGACGTAGACAACCTCGTGTTTCTTGACAGTGATGTTTTCTTCAAAGACCATCAATGGCTTGAGAATACTGAAAGAACCCTCAATGAGTTTGATTTCGTGCAGCCGTTTTCTATGTGCCACTGGCTTAGTAAAAGTGGGGAAATAGAAATGAGCCGACCAGATTCTTGCACAGCAATACTCCAAGGTTTACATCCAAAAGGTGGCGACTACCACCCCGGGTTTGGCATGGCAATGACAAAGAGGCTTTACGACTACATGGGCGGAGTGTGGGATGGAGGTGTATGCGGTGGCGGTGGTGACGGTGCGAATGTATTTGCACACTCCAGATCAGCCGGAACCGACAAGTACCTTGCCAAGTTAGCCGACCGAAAGCATTTCAGCGGCATGACGATGGAGGATCACAGGAGATTTTTTTACAGCCCTTCTTGGAAAACATACCGCCAGAGGTCTATGGATTACGGCGTTCGTGTTGGTCACGTCCCTAATCAAGATGTGTACCACCGATGGCATGGCGAAAGGCACAAGAGGCGATACACCACTAGAGCAGAATTTTTTAATTGGCCTGCCGATGGACACCCGCCGGTCAGATACAGGCAAGACGGCCTACAGGAGTGGACTATTCCTCAGCCTCGTGCAGCCGATTACTTCTATGGAAGAGACGAGGACGGAGAAAATCCAGTTAAAGCAAGTCGGTACATTCCTGTAGACTAACGGGAATTAAGCCCATAAACGTAGTGACCCCCTACAAAACAGGTGAAAAATGCCAAAGTTATTAGAACCACAAGGCCCAGAGCCACTCGCTAGACAGATGGCGATGAGAGAATCCCGCAGAAAAGGCAGCGGTGACTTCCTAGACATTATGTCCGAGATGGCCTCCAGAGACGCTGAGTCTGGTACGGACGTAGGCAGGGGCATGTCAGCCCCAGTGCAGCCTGACCGGGGAACTCCAGCCATGCTGGCCTCAATGACGACAGCCGGTAATCAGGAGGGCGGTGGGTTAGTGAGTCGGGCTAAGGCCCAAGTCATGCCGGTGTCAGGTAGGTTTAATCTGTTCGGCGGCATGAGGGGTGCTCCTAGTGGTGGTCAGCAGAAGAAAGGTGGCGGTTGTTATAGAGGCCCAAACGGTCAGATGATCTGCCCAACACAGCAGGGGGGGAGTCAAGTCGGTACTCCCGATGATGGCATTAAGGCTGGTGGCGGTATGCCCATTAT